CTACGACGCCGGCACCGAGAACGTGAAGAAGGCACTGGAGAAGGGCCACGTCGTCGCCCAGGCCAACCTGCTCACCGACCGGATCGACTGCGCCTCGATCGCGGTGGCCTCCGAGGTCGTGGAACACCTACTCGATCCCCACGGCTTCCTGCAGCGGCTCCCCAGCCGCTATCTCGTGATCTCCTCGCCGTCAGCCGAGAATGACGAGTGGCACTACCTGCACCACGCCTGGGCCTGGGACCTCGACGGCTACGAGGCCCTGGTCACCGGCGCCGGCTGGACCATCATCGAGCACCTCGACGTCGACGGCGGCCCCAACTACCACAACGGCATCGAGCGCCCCCAGCGCTTCCAGGCGATCTCCGCGAGGCGCGCATGAGGGTCCTCATCACCGGCTCGTTCGGCTTCGTCGGTCGCAACCTCCTCATGGCCTGCAAGACCCGCGGCGACGACGTCACCGCGATCGACTTGCACAACGGCAGCGACGCGATGACGTTCTTCCTCGGCAGCCGGATCCAGCGCGAGCACTACGACCTGGTCCTGCACTGCGCCGCCTACGTCGACGGCCGGCGCGGCATCGACGGCTCGCCGGCCCACATGCACTCGTACAACACGATGCTCGACGCCGCCATGTTCCAGTTCGCTCTGCGCCACCGCCCCGGCCGAGTCGTCTACTTCTCCAGCTCCGCGGCGTACCCGGTGGCTGGGCAAGGGCCGGACGCAACGGAGCCCCTGTGCGAGGGCCTCATCGACTTCTCGATCCTCCTCGCCCCCGAGGCCTCCTACGGTCGGGTCAAGCTGCACGGTGAGCAGATGGCCGCCGATGTCCGGGCCGCAGGCGTGCCTGTGACGGTCCTGCGGCCGTTTTCCGGCTACGGCAGCGATCAGAGCCTCGACTACCCGTTCCCGAGCTTCATCGCCCGCGCCAAGGCCCGGGAGGACCCCTTTGACATCTGGGGCTCGGGCGACCAGCTCCGCGACTGGATCCACATCGACGACATCGTGGCTGCCACCCTCGCCGCGGTCGAACAGGGCATCGACGGCCCGGTCAACCTCTGCACTGGCGTCGGCACGAGCTTCTATCACCTCGCCGTGATGATGGCGAAGATCGTCGGGTACCGCCCCGTGTACCGGCACCTCAACGACCGCCCGGCCGGCGTCGACTACCGGGTCGGTGACCCCACGCGCCTGTACGAGTTCTTCACGCCGCAGGTCGGTCTCATCGAGGGCATCCAGCGCGCCCTGATGGCATGACGAAGGCCCCCTCCGGAGGGTGAGGAGGGGGCCTTCGCTTCACAGGCCGGCAGCGCCGACCGCGAAGATCACGCCGATCAGCATCGTGGCGCCGATCGCTGCGGCCAACGTCAGGCCGGCGAACCGCCTCGGCACGAACCGGTTGATCAGCAGCAGGTACAGCAACGTGAGGACGAAGCTCACGACCCAGAGGGTCAGAAACTCACTCACACCCGTGCGAGCTCCTGCCGCCACGCCTCGGTGAGCACGTCCCAGGAGTTGGCTGGCGCGTACTGGACTTGCACCGAGCCGGGGAGGTGGAAGCCGAAGGCCTCTTCCTGGCCGGTGGTCAGCCGGAGCCTCTCCACGCCGGTGCCGTAGTCGCCGTAGAGCTGCCCGAGCACGCACTTGCGGTCCGAGGCGAGCTGCAGCCCCGCGGGGACGATCTTCGGCCGCCACTCCGGCGCGCCCAGCATGCGGTCGAGGAAGTCGGCCCCACGAGCCACCACCGGCTCGAAGTGGTCCGCGGTCAGTGTCCCGACCCCCCACCGGCACAGCATCCGGTAGCGGTCGTTGCCGGCAGAGAACAGCTCCATGTCGTCTCCCATCCCTGGTGTCACGTCGTGGTTCGGACGTGAGACGTAAGTCATACCACCATCTGGCCCACGACACGCCAACGCCCCCCGAGCGCCAGGGGGACTGAACCGCTCGGGGGGCGCTTGTTGGCGGAGTCCCCGTCACCTGTCGAACGAGGGCGCCTACATCAGGGCGGGGCCGATCTGGCCCTCACCGCGCTGGCGCTTGCGCAGCGCGTTCAACTCGTTGATGTGGCGGGCGGTTTCGTTCCCACGCCGCAGCGCCGCCCGGAACTCGTGCATCCACCACAGGCTCACCGCCTCGTCGCGGCGGATCCGGCGCCGGGGGTTGCTGTGGGTGTGGATGAAGTCGTTGCTGCTGCTCACGACGGCGGCTCGGCCTTCCGGGTACCAACGATGATCTCGCACTTCCGACACCGAATGTGGTAGCGGACCACGTTTCCCTTCCCATCCATGATCGCGTCCTCGTCGCGTGCCGCCCCGGGCTCGTGTCGACAGCGACGTGGCCTGGGGAGCCACCACGTCAACAACCGTCGCCACGTCGGGGGCTCCGGCTCACGAGGCGAATTCCGTGCTGGGTCAGTCAATCGATCACTCCGTCTCAACAGACGCGATCCGAAGCGAAGCGTCCACCATAGAGGAGGTGTCCCATGCCGTGGAAGCCCCAATCACCTGGGGAAGTTCCCACGCTGGGCTACGCCGTCCTCGACTGGATGGGCGAATACCTCGCTACTCCAGACCGTCAGGACTACGAGCCGTTCGCGCCGACGATGGAGCAAGCCCAATTCATCATCAACTACTACGCGATCAATCCGCAGACCGGTCGCCGACGGTACCGCCGCGGTGTGATCAGCCGGCCCAAGGGCTGGGGCAAGTCGCCACTTTTGTCCGCGATCGCCTGCGCCGAGTCCCTGGCCGACGTCGTTCCCGCAGGTTGGGACGCCAACGGCCGCCCCGTCGGCAAGCCCTGGATCGCGGTCCGCACGCCCTTAATCCAGCTCTGTGCCGTGTCGGAGGACCAGACGGCGAACTCCTGGGACCCGCTGCTGGAGATGCTGCGCGAGGGCCCGGCCATCGACTCGTTCCCCGGCCTGGAGCCGATGAACAGCTTCGTCAACCTGCCGATGAAGGGGAAGATCCAGTTCGTCACCGCCAACGCCGTCTCCCGCGAGGGCAACAAGCCCTGCTTCGTCGTGCTGGACCAGACCGAGACCTGGCTGACCAACAACGGGGGCGTGAAGTTGGCAGCGACCCTGCGCCGCAACCTGGGTAAGACTGGCGGCTCCAGCATCGAGTCCCCCAACGCCTTCGTCCCCGGCGAGGAGAGCGTCGCCGAGGTCAGCGCCAACTTCTACCGCAGCATCATCGAGGGCAAGGCCCGCGACGACGGCCTGCTCTACGATCACAGGGAGTGGCCGCCCGACACCGACATGCTCGACCGCGAGTCGATGCTGCGCGGCCTGGAGATCGCCTACGGCGAGTCGGCCGAGGTCAACGGCGGCTGGGTCGACCTGGACCGCATCGTCGCCGAGATCTGGGATCCCGCCACTGATCCACAGGCCGCCAGAAGGTATTATGGTAATGCCATTACCCACGCCAGCGACTCGTGGCTGTCCCAGCCGGAGTGGGCCGCCATCGCCGACCCGCTCAAGGTGGTCGCCGACAAGGAGTCCATCACGCTGGGCTTCGACGGCTCACGGCACCGCACCGACGTCGTCACCGACGCCACCGCCCTGGTCGGCTGCCGAGTCAGTGACGGGCACATCTTCCCGATCGCCGTCTGGGAGCAGCCCGACAACGTCCGGGACTGGTGGGCCCCCACCGCCGAGATCGACGCCACCGTCCGCGACGCGTTCCGCCGCTACAACGTCGTCGCCATGTACGCCGACCCGGCCGCGGACTGGCGCAGCTTCGTCGCCGGCTGGGAGGCCGACTTCAACGACCAGCTGCAGGTCAAGGTCAGTGCCAACCATCCCATCGAGTGGTGGATGGGTGGCCAGAACCTGTCCAAGACGGTAAGGGCGACGGCTCAGTTCCACTCGGCGGTGGTGCACAAGGAGATGACCCACGACGGCAGCTCGGCGATGACCCGGCACGTCCTCAACTGCCGCCGCCGTGACAGCCGCGTCGGCCTGGTCATCGCCAAGGACTTCCCCGAGTCCCCACGCAAGATCGACGCCGCCATCGCCGGCATCCTGGCCTGGCAGGCCCGGGTCGACTCCATCGGCAAGGGCGTCCTGGTCAAGGAGTCGAAGCGCCGCACCAACCGCATCCGGCGGTTCTAGCACCACGACTGGCGTTTGCAGAAGCCCCCGGTCAACGCCCCGTCGCGCAGCTTCGGGACCTTGACGTTGGGGTAGTTGTAGTTCTCGGACTCGTAGGAGGAACCCGTCGGCGCAGGCGCGTTGCGGTACGTCGAGGGGTACTTCTCCGAGAGGGGCTGGTCGGTCGGAACGCCCCAGGCCATCCAGCTGCACGCCACGATGGCGACGCTGAGGGCGACGGCCCACCCTCCCTGGCCACGGGTCGTCGGCGCGATGCCGGGGCGGACAGAGGCGGCGCGGCGACGAGTGGTCATGCCCCCAGGTCGGAATCGGCACCCCGGCCGTTAACGGGCGGCCTTGCGTGCCTCCCGGCCCGTACTCCTATATCATCCGCCCGAGGGGCGAGGTGTCGAATCGGCCGGGTAGCCGGCCTCGAACCGCCCCAGCCACTCCCACCAGCCGGCCTTGGCCAGGCGACGCGTGGGGTACCGGTCCAGCACGTCCTGGAACTCCCCGTGCCGTTTCCACGACGTCTCGAATATCACCGGCGCCGTGACGCTGATCCCGAAGCTGATGCCGAGCGCGACGGTGTAGACCTCGCGCCCGTCGTCGAACCCCGCGCAGCCCAGGCAGTAGCGGTTGTGGTCGGTGAGCATCGCCTCCAGCGCGTGCGGGTCGAACTCATGCGCCACGCCGAACTCGTCGTACCACTTCCGCTCACCGGCGTCGCCGAACAGCCGGCGCAGCAGGCCGTCGTCGGAATCGGTCACGGGACCTCCAGCCCGAAGATCACCGGGCTCGGCCCGTCGTAGCGCAGGCACGTGCACTGCACCTGCTTCCATGCGATCTCAGTGCCGTAGCCGTCGAAGCGAACCGCCTCGGCCACCTTGCCGAAGCACTGCGCGCCACCTTCGTGCTGCCCGAAGCCGTGCGTACAGCTACAGGTCGGCGTGAGCGGCTTCGGCGGCCTCGGCCGCATCCGGCGCCCCACGACGATGCCGATCAGTAGCGACGTCCCGGCCACGAGGTAATCGATCAGCTCCAACGGATTCACACGTCCACGACTCCCATCCCAGGTCATCAACGGATGGCCATTCTGACACGGAGGCCGGCGTGCTGGACGACGCGGTCTCTCGGAAGGCCGGCACGCCGGAGTGGTGGCTGCTGCGACTGGGCCGGCGACTGGCCGACGACGCCCCCCGCTTCGACAAGCTGGAGTCCTACTGGCGCGGCACCCCCAGACTGCCGCACGGCAACGAGCGGATGCGCGAGGCCTACAAGCGGCTGCAGAAGATGGCCCGCACCAACTTCGGCAGCCTGGTCGCCGAGGCCGTTCTGGAGCGGATGAAGGTCCTCGGGTTCCGAGCCGGCGCCGACGCCACCGAAGAGGTCGACAAGTCGGCGTGGAAGTGGTGGCAGGCCAACGGTCTGGACGCCGATTCCGGTTTGGTGCACCGCACCGCCATCGTGCTGTCCCGGGCCTACGTCATCGTCGGGGAGAACCCCGAGGACGACCCGGACGCGGACACCGAGACCGGCGACGACACCAAGGGCCTGCCCCTGGTCACCGTCGAGGACCCCCGCCAGGTCATCCACGAGTCGCACCCCACCAACCGCCGCCGGATCATGGCCGCACTCAAGACCTACTGGGACGACGTCGAGAACACCCAGATCGCGATCTTGTTCCTGCCCAAGACGGTGCACTACTTCCGGGCCGTGGGCGTCAAGCGCGACACCACCGCCGTCGAGATGTGGCGGGCCCAGCGCTGGAGGGCCGACCACAAGGTCGACAACAAGCTCGGCGAAGTCCCCGTCGTTCCCTTCGTCAACCGCCCCGACATGGCCGGCGAAGGCCTCGGCGAATTCGAAGACGTGATCGACCTTCTCGACCGCATCAACACTAGCATTCTCGACCGCATGGTCATCAGCGCCATGCAGGCATATCGCCAAAGGTGGGCAAAGGGCGTCAGCCTCACCGACGAGAATGGCAATGACACGTCCGCATTTGATCCCGGCGCCGATCTCCTCTGGGTCGTCGAGGACGAGAACGCCCAGTTCGGTGAATTCTCCACGACCGACCTGACCAGCATCGTCAAGGCCATCGAGTCGGACGTCCAATACCTCAGTGCGATCACCAGGACTCCGCCGCACTACATTCTCGCTGGCATTGTCAACGCTTCCGGCGACGCCCTCAGTGTCGCCGAGACCGGCCTGACCTCCAAGGTCGTCGAGCGGGAGCACGAATTCGGCGAGTCGTGGGAGCGGGTGTACCGCCTCGCCGCCAAGACCCAGGGCAAGGCCATCGGCACCGACGCCCAGGTCGAGTGGAAGAACCCGCAGTTCCGTTCGCTCACCGAGATGGCCGGCGCCAACGTCCAGCTCAAGGCCGCCGACGTCCCGTGGCGCACCCGCATGCGCCTACTCGACATGACGCCCCAAGACATCGAGCGGATGGAAGCCGAGCGGATGCAGGACGCCATGACGATGGCCCTGATGCAGCCGCTGCTGGCCCCACCCACCCAGGGCCCGTTCCAGCCCACGCCCGGTGCCGGCGCCCCCGGCGCCCCCCGCGGTCCCGGCGGTGCCGGCTCAGTGACCCGACGCCCCGACGGGGCGCGTACTGCCGGACAGAATGGGCGGGGCGGCACCGCCGGGGGCAGCGACGGCGGCACCACCAACACCGGACTCGGCGGCGACAGCTCGTCCTGGGACTCGCTCTACCAGCGCGCCAAGGCCGCCGGTGTCCGCGGCGCCAGTAAGATGACCAAGGCCCAGCTCCTGCAGGCCGTCGGGGGCTAGTACGGCGGGTACAAGCGGCAGTTCATCCCCATGGCACCCAGGCACCCACAGCACAGGTACGCCGTCAGCTCGTGGAAGTTCTCCGGCCCGCTCTGGTCGCCGATCTTGTGGGTGGCCTTCTGCCAGCACCCACTACACGGCTCCTCCACGGCCGACGCCGGGATCGTGTGCCAGGCGTAGTCCACAGCCACACGGTCCCGCAGCGCCGACGCAGGGCACACGGGGTCGCTCATCGGCCCTCCACGAAGGCGGGCATCTCGACCCGGCCCAGCTCGGTGAGCCGGAACATCCGCCGGGCCGAGCCGTGCGGCCCTGGGGTCTCCCACCGGTCGGCCAGCCACCCACGCCGCGTCATTCGGTTCAGGATCGGGTACATCGTCCCCGACGGCAGCTTCGTCGCCTGCATCAACGCGTAGCCGTAGTGCTCGGCGTCCGGGTCGGCGAGCAGCGCCCGGACCACCGCGAGGTTCCCGGCGCGCCGTCGCGGCCATGTCACGCGGGTCTCCCGCAGTGTCGACACGACCGGAACGGTAGCCCGGTGCTCGGGTCGGTGAACTCCACGTCCACGTGCTCGCCACTCGGGCTCTCCGGACACGCGTCGCCCAGCACCTCGTCGAGCAGCTGGCGGTGCTCGTCGGTGGTGAGGCAGGTCGGCCATCGGCACGGATTGTCGCAGCGGTGCGCCAGCCACCCGCAGTCCTGATGACAGCCGCATTCCACGCGCTTGTCGGACATCACCACGTCGCTCTCCCATCCCTGGACGCAGGAGGCTACCGCTGATGGACCTGCTGATGTGGGTGCTGGCCGCCGTCGTGATCGTGCTGCTCATCGTGTTCCTCGCCAAGCGGGTCTAGTGAGCTCCCCGGGTCTTCCCACGCGCGACATCCCCGCCGGCATCACCGCCGAGCAGGCCGCCATCCTGGCCGCGCAGGCGACGTACCAGGCCCAGCAGGAACAGCTTCGCCAGCAGCTCGCCGCCGCCGTCATCGCCATCTGGGCCAGCGTTGCCCAGGGCGGAGTGTTCAGCCCCACCGAGGCCGCCATCTGGGTCGAGCGCATCCTGCCGATCTCACTGGGTGCCCAGCGCGCGATGACCGCGATCACCGTGGCCCGGCTCAACCAGGTGCACGCCCCACCCCAGCCGATCATCGTGCTACCCCAGGTCGGCGAGGCCATCCGCGGCCGGCCCCCCGAAG